GCGGCCTTGGCCCTCCTTCGAGACGAGAACGTTCATTCGTCCCTCCACCCGTCCTAGAACGGGCGGATCCATCTGCGTTTGATGTCAACGGACGCAGGCCGCCCAGAACGTACCAAGTGATCCACAGAAAGGGGGTCATCCCCTCGCTTGAGGAAGAACTTAGTGAGGGCTCCGATGCCATTCAAAATGGATTTTGGAATGGCAGGGACCACGGCATAACCCTTTACTAAGGGGCTATGCGTGTTGTCATCCATCTTATGTACATCGTACTGTAAGAAGGTATGACGACCCAAACTGGGAGATGTTGGATGAATACGAGGTAGACGTAAAAATCTATCAAGCATATCATCCAGGTATCTGGCGGACCGCCACATCCCGTGAATAAAGAAATTATTCCGGAGTGCAACTGTCGATACCAATTCCCGTACGTCTGTCCGTCGCGCAGGGAGTTCACGCCGAACACGAACGATTGACACGTCGTGACCGGAATAAAACTCTTTGCCACAAGACTCCCGGAACTTACCGTTCCAGAAAGACTTGTCACGGTTTACCTTAAAGCCAAAACTATTAAGGGACCGTACGACAGAATCAACCATATCTATGGGGATAATGATATCATCCCCATAGACGCGCACTCTATCTCTGAAGGATTCAAGATCCTTTCGAGACAGACGTCGGTTGAGCGCATCTTCGATGCCAAGGAAACAGGTGGCCAGAAAGACCATCGCTTCCATGACAAAGCAGAGCGCCGAACCCATAGACGCGAACTTGGCTAGGCGAATTATACCATAGCCAGGCACATCAGCCTTCCGTGAACGAGTAGCATCAACGGCTTGGAAAAGCCAAGGATGGTTACTTAGTAGTTCGCGTACATGCTGATTCGAGACTCGGTCAGATGCTTCAGACAAGTCGAGGGTAGCAAGGCTCCCATCCAAGGAACCTCGCTGTGCCATCGCTTGGTTTGTAATCTGATCATCAAAACCAAGGAAGGCATAAAGGAGTGAATCCTTCTGCACTTCCGACACGAAAGCTTCGAGAAGGGCCTGCTGCATATATTGCATAGCAGTAGGCTCAATCGCAATGATTCGTGGAGTCTTGAGCGTTTTTGGTACAGTGATAACCCTAACGGGTATCTCCATACCAGGTTCGAGAATGTCCACCTGTTGGGCCTCGCGCCAGTAACGGTGCGAAGGGAATAGATACTCTGAAGAAGGAAATAATTCCTCCAATCTTCGAGTCCAAACCCTCTGGTTATACTTTTGGTTCGCATTTAAACGATCCGCAGTAGCACCAGGACCATGACGAGGTACAATGCTGCCAAGATAAACCATGTGGTCCACCTTGGCAAAGAGGTCACCAAACAGGACAACGCCAATACGCCTAAGGCGCAGCAGCTCGTCCCGAGTAGTGAGTCTATCATTGTTACGGACATCCTGCTCACACTCCATGAACTTTGCAAAGGCATCGCGTATTCTCTTAGGAGAACACTCGAGCTCTATCTTACCAAAAAGTAGCGTAAGCTGCCTGATGGCTTGAATAGAGTCTATGCAAGGTTCAGAGAGCAACCGCCCGTCATTGGAGAACACACGACTAAGGAAACCCGACAGAAACACCGGGAGACCACCCCTTCGCTTAAAGCCGGCGAAGGAGGTAGAGTCCACAAAACCCTGCTCGAGACTTTTGTGAAAGTCTTTACAGAATTGTGGAAGGGTAATCGTTAAAAACGAGAGCCCCTCGTGTGAAACTCGATCGCGAATTGTTTGAAAATCGCGATCAGTGCTGGCTTGACACCAGTTGCCCATTTCTTGGGCAACCTCGTTCCAGAGCAACATTAGGCTTTTCATCTTCCCTCCTTTAAGAGGTAGAGATCCCAAGCCATAAGTTGCGCCAGAGGAGGCGCGATTGTCTAGTTTTCCCCACCCAAGAGCTGTGTCACCTTGGCACCAGAGGAAGCTGTCAGGTACGCTACCAGTGCGTCCACGACATACTTCTGCTCGGTGATGGTGTAACCCTGAGGCGGAACGTCGACAACGACGTACACCGACATCGACACTTTCTCGTTACGAGCGGTGTCGAACGGGTTCGCAGCGATCTTGTTGTCGTTCAGCCGGATAGACCGGCGAGTCCTCTTCCCGTAAGTGTGAGAAATCACAAGGGAATTGGTCCCATCGTCCTGGGTGAAGGTACCGGTGTTCAAGCCGGAACCAGTCCTAGGCATCGATTGCGCGACAGCATTGATCGTCACGCTTTGTGGATCGGCGAAACTCATGGCAATTGCTCCTTACGGCCACAAGATTGTGGCGGTTGCAGTGGATGAAGGATCCATTACCGGCTCCTGGTTAAACCAAGAGCAGCTAGTATGGATATTTGGCGAGGAGTGAACGATTCCTCGCTTAGCCCGAATCCGAAAGGTGTGGCTTGACGACGGTATTTGACTGTATGAGTCAATTCCTGAGTCAAGTCCGGAATGTTATACCCAGTAGGGGTGACATTCCGCATGCGGTACGTGGCTTTCCTGACGGAGAGCTCCATCATGTACCCGTACGGCATCACAAGACCGTCTTCACTAAATCTGGTCATATTGTTAATAATATCACCAGTGTTAGAGAACCAATCTACGGCCCAGCTCCAGGGTGCAAGGTCCCAGATAGCTTTAAGATCTATCTTAGCACCATAAAGGTGCTCGACCCTGCGGAGTCCAGCCTTCCACTCATTCATCTGAGCCTTAGT